TGGCTAATTTGAAACCATCATAATCCATGACAGTTGGCTTCATAATAATATGGATTTCATTCATGAAATGACCAAGAAGTTCTTTTAAAGAGTTTAAGTCATTTGTGTTCTTATAGTATGTATCATGATTGCCTGGAATAATATCCATAGACATACCGTAATCTCTTAGTTTATCTAAGAAATGTTTACGATTATGGTTGAGAGCTTTAAAATTAACAAACTTACGATGATCATAGTAATCGCCCAAGTGAACGATTTGCTTAATATCATGTTCTTTACAATATGGAAAAAATACTTCATCATAAAATTTTGCAGAATTATTTAGAAACACTTCGGAGCTATTACGGATTCCGCAGTGTGTATCGTTCAAGATAGCAATTTTCATTCGTCAATAAAATCCTCGAGATTAGAATCAGCCAGACGAGTTTTACGTTTAACCTTTTCTTTCTTCGTATATTCTTTAATCTCTTTATCGTATATTTTTACTTTTTCAATGCGATCTTTGAGCACGTCAACAAAATGGGAAGCTACAGCATGACCACCTTCGTCATCACCTAGCATAATGAAAGCTTCTACACCAGACTGAGACATGTACTTGTGTTTAATATCTTGTTGTTTCTTTTCTTTTTGAATACGACGTAAGAAAGCATACCAAATAATTTGTGTAAAGTATGCAAACGCGTTTGGTTTGCCAGTTCTTGTGGTTGCGTTGATGTTGTAATTCTCAACTGCACGTAAACAGTTTTCAACAGCATCCATTACCATTTCTTCACGATAAGTGTAACGAATAAAATTTGATTTATGAGAAAGGTTTTCAGCTATCTTTAAAAAGCACATTGCAATATAGTCTGGAACAATGGGCAAAGGTTCTTCTTTTTCCTTTGCAGCATTCACAGTCTTTACATAATCAACTACAGCCTGAGAGAACTCGGCGTTATTTACATAATGTACATTTTTAGATTTTCTTGCCATATTGTCCTCCAATCAATAGTTACTATTCTAAACTATTTCCGCAGAAAAGTAAACCACTTTTTCACACAACCCATCTTTTTTTCACGTTATAAACGTACTGTCTAGAAACAGCATATCTTTTAGCAATTTCTACTTGCTTATCGCCTGCTTGTAGATCGTCAATAATCATTTGTACGTTTGGTGAAGGACCTCTTTTAGGTTTTTTTTCATAATTATAATATTTTTTTACATCAATAATTTCAGTGCCATTTTTATTATATTTTGGTTTATGTTTTAGAATCATTTGCGACTCTAAATCTCTTGATTCTTGATAAGTATATGGACCTAAAATTTCAACTTTATCTGGAGAAGCTTCGCTGTGATGTTTTTCATTTATAAGAATACCAGCTCTACCAATGTCGCCTCTTCCAATATAAATTATTTCATTTTCTTTATAGCCAACATATACTATTTTTGATTTTTCTTTAGTTAGAATCATTGTAAACTCCTTATTTACTTTATACTATATATATGTCAATGTAAATATTTTGTTTACTTTATAAAATTTTTTTAAAAAAATGTGTTTTAGGGGTTTACAAACGCGTGAAACCTGGTATAATATTAAAGAGGTTTTTGAGGTGGGGATATACTAGTGCAACTTATCTTTATCTACGTCAAATAGTGGAACGACATTATCTTCGTCATAATCGCCGTACTCGTCTATTTGATCGTCATCTGCCTGTTCCCATAGCTTAGACAGATTATCATAAGCTTCATCGAGTGAAAGTACTTTTCTTTCTCGGTTTTGCTCTTTTAATTTCTTTAAAGCATATTTGTATTGTTCTAACATTTCACCAGATGGTTGACACATGCCAACAATATGGAAAGCGTTAATTTGCACAGGTTCTTTTGTATCTTCTTTTAAAATCATCCAAGGGCGAAAAGTATAATACGTAGTCTGTGGATCTACATCAACTTTAAACAATCGTAAGCAATGGCGAGCAACAATATCGTCATCTTCTTGTCCAAGAATTTCACCAATAACTTCATCACCGTTACTCATCTTAAACTGCTTAAAATTTTTCATATGCTGACCTTATAGACTTTGCATTTAAACTTTTCATTTTTATATATTCTTAGCCTCTCTTCGGCATGAACTAAAGCATAGTTCTTTCTACTTTTCCAATGTAAATCGTCTGCTACGTCGTAGAGTTTTGTTTCTCTTCCATCATCGGATTTGCGTAACCCTCTTCCGATAGATTGTAAAACTTTAATTTGAGACTTTGACGGGCTAGCAAACACGATATTGTGAAGATTCCGAATATTAATACCAGTACTAAAGGTACCAAGACTTGCAACAATAATAGCATCTTTTTGTCCTTCCGTAATCTTTCGAATAGCTTCTCTATCTGCAGCTTCAGTATTACCGGAAACAAAGAATACTTTTCTATTTATATCTGCTTTCGATTCAATTAAGTCAAACAGTACTTTACCATGCTTTTCAACAAATTGAAATAGCACAAGTGTATTACCCTTTTGATCAAGAGCTAAGTTTCGAATAAAATTATTTCGTTTATCATTTCTAACAATAAAGTCGATTTCATCGTGGTATGTTTTAGATCCGAAGTCTTTCTTTGTTTGTTCATCATAATCTAATACAACCATTAGAATTTGTAAAGGCGCTAGTGTATCATTATCTTGCAATGATCGAGTTGTTGTAACTTTAAACACCTTACCAAAAAGTCCCTCGAGTACCAGCTGGTGGGTCTGAGTTCCATCGAGAGTGCCGGTAGTTCCAAAACGGTAGGATGCATTACGCGCTTTGTTCATAATCGAAGTTAATGACTTTGACTTAAACCCATGACACTCATCACCAAACACGACACCAAACTGTTCAAACCATGTCACCGGTAACTTATATATGGATTGCCATGTACTAATAAAAACACGTTCTTGTATATTTGTTTTTGGCTGGCCAGAATAAATGACATGGCATTCTTCATTTGAAATAAATGATTGGTCGTGAGATGAGTAATCTTCAAAGTCAGAATACATTTGTCTTACAAGTGAAGTGGTTGGAACAATAACCAAAGCTTTTTGATCGTGATGTTCAAGGAACCACCTCATTAAAACATAAATGATAAGTGATTTACCTGATCCAGTTGGAGATAACAGTACAGCTCTTTTACGTCGTATGCCTTCACAAATAGCATCAAACTGATATTCTCTTACAGATATTTTTTCGCCGCGGCTATGTAAGTCTAAGCTTTCGATGAATGACATAATCTCTTTTGGATCTACATCATTTACTTGTTCAGGAGATCCATAATCACTATCTTCATATTCAATCGTATAGTTACGTTTCTTAGCAAAGTCTTGTACATATGGAAGTAAACCAAGAGGAAGCTCATGGCTTTGCTGATTAAACAAGCGTATCTTACCATCCCATACCTTATTACGATATGCTGGCATATACTTATAACCTGGAACGTAAAAGGAAAAGAAATCTGAAAGCTCAGCACCAATACCCCAGTCACAACCAACTAGCATATTACTTTCATTTTTCTTTTGGAGTACTAACTTATCCACCTGCTTCAAACTGCTTCCATCTTATAATATTACCAATTGTCTGATGACGCCAACGTAGTGTTTCAACTATTTCTTGTAGCGTTTCCACCAACGTTTTAAAATACGCAATCTTTTCTTCTGTCTTCTGAATATCTTTATCAGAATCGTAATAGTAATCCATGTCACCTTTCATAACCTTTAAACCATCAAATGGATCGTAGTCCCAACCACGTGATTCGATTTCATCCTGTGACATCTTACCATTATAATATAACCATTTATCTTTTAACAAAGACTTCTGATTCATTTGAGCTTTTTTTAATTGAAGTTTGGCTAACGACAACCACTGTAAATATTTTGCATGCAACTTAGCAGTATCTACAGATGTTTGGTCTAATTTATTATCATTTATAACGCTGTCAGATTGCCATTCTAAAAGTATCTTTTCAATATCTAACAATAATCACTCCATCATACATCAACATGCATATTTCCAAAATTAGGCTTGTCTATTTTTTCAAGAGCTTGCTCTAATTCGTCTATGCCTTTCATCTCATAATAGTATTTATCAAGGTTCATTTTACCGCTTTGTTTGATTTCGGTAAAGTCCCACACCTGATAAAATAACCAACGGAAACAAATATGAAGAATAGTCGAATCTGCCATGTCACTATATAGATCTTCATATGAGATAGCGACGTAACGACATCCAGCTCTCCGCAATGTTTCCCATATTTTTATGTTTGATTGATTACATTTCTTTTGTTCATTGATTAAATAATCAACATCGAGCGTTAATGGCTTTATTTTTTTCTTTACTATTTCTTTTGCTTGTTCTGGTGTATATGCACCTGTTTTATGAGCAAACCAAAGGGAAAGTAATCTTTGCAGCGATTTACGTCTGTGCAAAAAAATGGCACTGTAATGAAAATAATTTATATACTTTGAAATAGTTTGCGCTACCTCAAATAGCGTGTATTCATTTATAATTTTAAAACTAGGTCTAAAAGACATAATTGTTTTAATAGCTAATTCTAGCTTTTCGATATCGCGATCTTTATTGTACTGAAGAATCACATCTTTAAACAAACCATTTTTCTCATCGAAATATTCATCATTATATGCATCATCATTTACAGTGTAACCTAAGTCAGTTACAGCCTTAAACATTTCTTCGTATTGAGTGTATTTGTTATGTTCTTTTTTAAACCAAGTCATAAGACGACTAGCGCCAGTTCTTTGATTAGCAAAGATAACAATAGCACGGTACTTACGTACCAATTCAGTAATTTCAGATTCTGACATAATTAAATAATCTCGAAGTAGCTAGTCCTAAATGTAATTGGAAAAGTAAGTGGTTGCGTATCTGTCAATGTTGACTGAAGAGTAAGTACACCAAGTGATGTTGGTACACAATCTATATATTTAATTTGTTTGACTTTATTATTATGACTAGATAGAATATTCAAAGTGATGTCTGCTTCAGGAATATAGACATCTTCTTCTTTTCTATTTCTTGGTGTTGTGTAATTTTTCTGCACCGAATAATTAAGCCAATCATACATTTCAGTATATGTATTCATATCTTCATCAAGGATAATGTCCATTGATAGTTCATCAATATTAACTGTATCTCCAGCAACTGCAACATTTGCAAGTCTTGGTACTGCAAGTGCAGGAGCAGTAACAGTTAGTCCTGGATGGTTAACTGTTTGAGCAAAAAATGTCAAGTTACCAAATCTCTTTCTTTCGATTGAAACTTGGAAATTATTTGGTTGAAGATAATTAAAATTCGTTGTAAGCTCAGACATTTTCGTATCCTTAATAACAGTTATTTATACGAAAAAAGGGGGCCGTTAAGCCCCCTAGTAGTTTCCGTAACTCTTGGTTTATGCACCCAAGATGTTGTCTACGCGGAACAAACGGTAGTATTGGTTTGACTTCGCTGCTGCAAGACCGTCTGCTGGTGTTGCACCGACGAATGGGTTTGACGCCATGCCGTAGCGAGTTTTGAAACCAATTTTTGGCTGGAATGTTTCTTCCCCAACCGCACGTACCATTGTTAGTGGAACGTATGGGCAGTAGAATACGCCAGCGTCATAAGGGTTAGTACCTTTATAACCAACTGTGATGTAATCAACAGTTGCATATGGGTCGATGTATACGCGAGTACGACCGTTTAGAACACCTGCGAATGTGTTGCCTGTGTCATCAACGTTCAAGTTTGTTGCCATCGCTGGAGCGTAATCCAACATACCTGTTGCAGACAATGCAGAAGCAACGTCTGAAGAAGTGATGATGAAGTTACCACGTCCACGGCGTGTTTCTTTTGCGATTGTGTTCGCTTCACGCTCTAGTTGTACGATCAAACCTTTGAACTTTTCAACTGACCAACGACCGTCTGCATCTGTTTGCAAGTCGAAGATACCGTTAACAGC